ACTCCGGAAATGACCTGTCAAACGCCTCGGTATCTTCTTCCGCTTCATGTGTTTCAAAACAATTGACCCATTGGGACAATTCTTTGTCCGTCATGTTCAAAAGTTCTTCCAATCGTTTGCGAATTGTTTTCGCCAACACATCGTGCGGAATCTCATCCGGATCTTCAAAAGTACTCTGAACGTAAAAATTAACGTCATAAATGTGGGTAAATGCTTCCATTACACGGCCTCCTGCAACGCAGTGACGTTAATCTCGTCGGTGGTCAAATGGGCATACTGGGGGTTGCGGGTCACATTGGCACACAACATGACATTGCCTGACGCATCGTGCTTAAAAGTAAACGCCACCGTATCACCCTCGGCAGCTTGCTCGCGCAGCACTGGAGCGGGGATATTGTAACGCTTGTCCTTGCGTCCGTTCTTCCCGGTTACGACATAGAACTTGATGGTCGTTTCAGTCCCGTCAGGAAAATGCAAAGGCAGTTCTTTCTTGTTGCCATTAGTCATGGTGTCAAAATCGACGCCCAATAACCGCGCCAAGCGGACCAGCTCTTTGAAGCAGTCCGGGTTGCCTTTCTCGATCATGGTCTTGGTCAACGTCTTGCTGACCGGGGGTATTAGTAGTTCCATTAGTCTTCCTTTTGTTGATTTAGCAAACCTGCATTTCTACCAGTTTGCATTCGTTATCTTTCGCCCAGTTCGATACCTTCTTCACGGCATCGGTCCAATTGACCGCGCCATCCGCAAAGATTTCATCAAAACTGTAGCCGTCCTTGTCCTCGAAAATACATACCGCGTTCGAGTCTTCTTCCCACTTGCCAAAACACGAAATCTCCTGACCGTCGTGTTTGATTTCAGTTCTTTCCATTACTTGTCCTTTTCAATTCTTTCTTCACACCAAAAACAAATAGCTCCTTCCCGCCACGTAAGAACGCAATCGCACTCAGGACAGTGCTCGTGAGTCTCTTCTGCCTCCGCACAACCACAGTGATTACCTTTCATAAGTAAATCCATCAATCTTCCTTTTGTTGTAGCTCATCGAGCTTGGTGTTAATCTCTTTAAGAGTGGACTGAATGTCACGGATCAGGGACCAGATTTCTTGGACTTCTTCCTCCGAAAACGTGGCACGGACCTCGATCTTTTCCATCTCTTTCTCCAAAAACTTGATTCGATACTAGCTGGGTATAAGACGTTATGCAACCCCTCGTATATAAAAAAGGTTAAAATTTTGCTGATTTGCTTAATCGCGCTATCTATATAGTACTTTCTGAGTAAATTAATTTTTTTTAAAAAATAATTTTAAAAATGACGGTACTGGTGGGACTAGTGGGATTGGCCAGTAAACACGCGGCTTTCAGCCGTACCGTTGTGGTCCCAGTGGTGTTTAACGACGGGACAGGTTTTGTTAATTCGCGTTTCCACATAGGAGTTTTCAGCAAAAGTTTTTATTTATTTTTTATTTATTTCTAAAAAGTACTATATGGTAAGGCGTTTTTAGTTGAGGTAAGATCTGCCCTATGGCTAAACAGGCAGTGAAAAAGGTTGAAACTCGTGGCCGACCTCCGGTTAGCGAGGCAACCCGATTAACAGGGAAGCAAGTCAAGTTCGTTGAACTGGTTGCAACCCGTGAAGGTCAGGACACTTTGCAGAATCTAGCAATCGAAGCCGGGTTCAGTGTGAAAGGTGCCAACACCCGAGCCTACGAAATGCTAAATCCAAAAATCTGTCCTCATGTTTGTAAGGCGTTGAGAGAACGTCGAGAACAGTTAGCTCAGAAGTACGAAGTAACCTACGCCCGGCACATACGGGATCTACAAAAGATTCGTGATGATGCCCTTGCTAACGGAGCGTACTCAGCAGCCGTTCAAGCTGAAAAGGCTAGAGGGTTAGCGCAAGGCAACATCTATGTGAACAAGAGTGAAGTCCGTCATGGATCGATTGACTCCATGAGCAAAGAACAAGTTCAAGAAGCACTAAACGAACTCAAGCGTCAGCTTGGGGAGAAGGTGATTGAAGTCGAGCCAGAGCGAGTCGAGCTTTTGGAAAACGCTCAAGTGGCACATTGAAAAATCAGGGGCCGATGTTGTTCTGACTCGGATTGAAAACAGCCAGACCCCAGGAATCCCCGATTTACTTTTATGTGACGCAAAGCGTAATCTCCACTTAATCGAACTTAAAGTAACTACCGGATGGAAGGCCAAGCTCAGTCCCTTCCAGATTAGTTTTGCCGTGCGGCACCAGAACGCTAACGTCTGGACTCTGATCTATCGTTGGCACCCGGATGATCCACAGATATATTTGTACAAGGCTAACCAAGTCATGCGATTAATGGAGAAGGGTATGTCTAAGGTTACGCCCAAGCTTGTGTTTACTTTACCTACCGGATTGCCGGATTTTTTTAAAGTGCTTGAGGAGCAGTGATGAACCGTATAGGATAAATCCCATGAGTTATTTTAACGTATTGGAAGTCATTTTTTTGACTTCCATGAACAATGTATTTTCTTTATAAGAAACATCAGGAGAAAAAGCAGAAGCTTGAGGACTTGCACCGAGAGCGTTTAGCTCGTATTACTAAGGAGAAAAAATTAAACGAGGCCCGCAAGCAAAACCTTGCTCGCTTAGAAAACATTGTTAGAAAAAAGCATTTAGAGGCGGGCATGACTCTTGAAGAAATCAACAATGGAATTTTGTACAGGTAGCGGTTGACACTTTTCTTTAGTGGTGTAGGATATCTCCCATACAACAACTAAACAGGAAGTGTTATGTCATTAGAAAAAATCAGCGAGCTTATTAAAGTAGCCCGAGCCGAATGCCCAGAGTATGACGCCGCCGTGAAGGACGATCCGATCTCTGCCTTTCTTAGCTTGGAAGCGGCAAACAAAATCACACCTCTCGATCTGGATCGCATGATCGCAAACCCCTCGGCGTCTCTCCACGATCTATTTGGAATTGGCCGACACTTAAACCCTGAAACTAAAAAGTTTGATAATTGCTTCCATCCCCGCTTTGCCAAGTCTTTAACGGTGAAGGTTGAAGTCGAGAAAAAATTTATATTAGGGATTAGCTATTTTTCTGTTGAGATTGATCCGGACGATGTTTGGAAGACTCTCGGATATTCTTTAGAAGAGGTGATCGAACACGACATGGACGTGATGGACTATGTCGATGACTATTTGCAAGAGGTGGATGAGGATAACCACCCTTCCGGTTTGGATCTTCAAGACCTGAAGGATCAACTGGAAGAACATTTTGAGGATGAAATGGAGGACTTTGGCTGGGGCACTGTTGATTGGAAGGTGAAGAGGTAAGCAACGATGTGCAGCAACAAAGTGTTAATCGACGTTCCGAAAGGTTTGGATTATAAGACTGTTGAATACCCTTGTGGATCGACGGGCATTTATGGACAAATGATTTTGTGCGACAAATGCGAACCGCAACGGAAAGACCGCCAAGCCGTAGCCGATGCCGACAACGCTTGGATGAAGTCGGCCGGGTGGGGAGAAATTTAAATCCGGGGTTGTTTTGGTTGGGGTCTATGTATAGGATAGATCCCACACCAATAACGACGAGTGTATAAATGAAATTGCTTGATACTGGTTTGGGAAACACCAAAATAAAAAAGACCCAAGATTACGAAAACCCCTTCGGTCAACCTTTCAGACTTGCGTCATTATCTTTATGGCCCGATGACATAATCTGTGCGGGCAGCTTGCTTGCGGATTGTCGCGAAGGTTGTTTGAGATTAGCTGGGCGGGGTCGTATGCGTAATGTGATCGCCGGGCGACAAGCTAAAACCGAATTGTTTCATAACGATCCGGAATTGTTTCTTTTAATGTTCGAAAACGAATTAGAAAATTTCCAGAAAGTTTGTGATCGTGATGGGTTGTTAGCCGTGGTGCGTCCGAATACGATCTCGGATATCCCGTGGGAGAAATACGAATTGCCGCAGAAATTTCCTGAAATGGTTTGGTACGATTACACCAAGATCGCGCATAGACTTGGCCGCACTCCGGAAAATTATAAACTGATGTTTAGTTATAGCGGGGTCGAGCGATATCAAAACCAAGTTAAGAAAGCGTTGAAAACCGAGGTGCCGATATCCGTAGTTTTCAACGGTCCGTTTCCTAAAACCTTTATGGGTCGTGATGTAATCGACGGCGATAGATCCGATCTGGTTAACCTGTACGCCGGTCCGGTTATCTTAGGATTGAAAGCCAAAGGACCTGCGAAACAAGATAATACTGGTTTCGTGGTTCATACTAATCTAGCGACAATGGCCGCCTGACAATTTCTGCCCAGGTGCTAAAACCTCTCCGTTTATGCCCCGGTTCGCCGGGGTTTTTTTTACCTGTTAGATATGCGATGATGCCTATCCAATCAACTAAACG